CACAGGTGGCGACATATATATCTCCAATCCACTCATTGGTGGCTAGTTTCATCCTGTTTAACATTTGTAGACCCTAATAGCACCTATCTATTTTTCATAAACTATTGAAATAGCTAAAAAAAATCTATATACTTTGAGGTGGATTACTATGTCTATTGAATTACAACGCATACAAGAGATAACCAATACTCTTGAAAAACGGCAACAAGAAAACAAACTAAACTATTACGAACCCTATAAGTTTCAAAAGAGATTTCATGAATCATCTTCAGAAGCCAACCAAAGATTACTTATGGCAGCTAATAGGGTGGGTAAGTCCTATGTGGGTGCTATGGAAATGGCTATACATTTGACAGGAGAATACCCTGAATGGTGGGAAGGTAGGAAGTTTGATAAGCCAATTAAGGCATGGGTATGTGGTGCGAGTAATGAAACTACAAGGGACATATGCCAAAAAGAATTATTTGGGCAACCTGATAATCCAAGAGATAAGGGAAAAGGGAGTATCCCTAAACACCTAATTGGTGAGACCACAAGGAAACCTGGTGTACCAAATGCTCATTCTTCTGTTCTAGTCAAGCATATATCAGGTGGGTGGTCTAGGGTTGCCTTTAAAGCATACGAAATGGGTGCTGAAAAATTTATGGGGGAGAGTATAGATTTGATATGGTTGGATGAAGAACCACCACAGGATATCTACTCTCAATGTATTACAAGGACATTAGATAGAAAGGGTATGGTTTATTTAACCTTTACACCTGAGTCAGGGATGACCGAAGTGGTACAAAATTTTACGAATGATTTACGACCTGGACAAGCATTGATAACTGCTGGTTGGGAAGATGCAGACCATTTAACTAAGGATATGAAAGAACAAATCCTAGCTGCTTTACCACCACATGAAAGAGATATGCGTTCCAAGGGAATACCAATGATTGGTAGTGGTTTAGTTTTTCCTGTCTCAGAGGACAGCTTGACCTGTGAACCCTTCGTGATTCCACCCCACTTCTCACGCATCGCAGGTCTCGATTTTGGCTACGACCATCCTACAGCAGTAGTATGGGTAGCATGGGATAGAGATGATGATATCGTCTATATCTATGATTGTTACAAGATGGCTAAACAAACTCCTGATTATCATGCGTCTCATATAAACGAGAGAGAAGGTAGTCATTATATCCCTATATCATTCCCACATGATGGCTACCAGCATGACAAAGGAAGTGGCATTACATTGGCAGAACAATATCGTCATGCCCATGTCAATATGCTTCCATTTCATTTTGAAAACCCACCAGCACTAGGTGAAAAGAAAGGAAACCTAAGTGTAGAAACAGGAATCATGGATATGCTAACACGCATGGAACAAGGGAGATTTAAAGTATTTAATACTATGTATGATTGGTTTGAGGAGTTCAGATTATACCATCGTAAAGATGGGAAGATAGTAAAAATAAAAGATGACCTTATGTCTGCAACAAGATATGCAGTTATGAGTTTAAGACATTCAACAACAGAAACATCTAGGTGGAATAGCAAAGGTAGACTAGGACCTGATGTCGCAATAGTTTAGGAAAATAATGACAGATATAAAAACAGACAGTGAATTAGCTGCACATTTAGAATCAGAAATACAAAATGCTACAGGGCATATGAATAGCGAACTCTCTAGTCAGAGAGAAGATTCTATGAAATATTACCTTGGTGAGAAATTTGGTAATGAGATTGATGGCAGGTCAGAAATAGTTACAACAGATGTTAGGGATACTGTGGAATACATTATGCCTAGCTTGATGAGAATATTTACAACCCATAACAATATTGCTGAGTTTGAACCTGAAGGACCTGAAGATGTGCAAGTTGCACAACAAGCTACCGACTACTGCAACTATGTATTTAATCGCCAAAATAACGGCTTTAAGGTCCTCTACGATGCCTTTAAGGATGCACTCATAAGCAAGACTGGTATAGTCAAACACTATTGGGAACAGAAAAGAGAGTTGGTTAAAGAAAGTTATACCAATTTAACAGAGATTGAGTACCAATCTATATTAGCAAATGATGATTTAGAGGTAGTTGAACACACCGAAAACCTAGAACAGAAAGAACAAGTAGATGATTTTGGTAATTTAGTTTCACCAAAGATAGTTTCGCATGATGTAACTGTAATGAACAACAAAGTTCATGGGCAAGTTAAGATTTTATCTGTACCACCAGAGGAATTTTTGATTTCAAGGAGAGCAACAGACATAGAATCTGCACAATTTATTTGTCATCGAGTTAAAAAAACAGTAAGCGAATTAATTTTAGAAGGATTTGACCCCAAAGTTGTAGATTCACTACCATCATATTCGCAATCACAAGCAGAATTAAACGAAGAAAGACTAGCAAGGTTTAGTTATGACGATGATTCTGTACCACCTGATGAAGGAAGGGGTGCAAATAGACAGGTTTGGTTAGATGAATGTTATACCAGGGTAGATTTAGATGGAGATGGTATTGCAGAACTTAGAAAAATTACCAAAGGTGGCAATACTATCCTTGATAATGTAGAAATAGACTACATTCCCTTTTCAGCTATCTGTCCTTTACCCATTCCTCACAAGTTTTATGGAATGTCGGTGGCAGATACAGTCAAAGATATTCAATTAATCAAATCAACTATTGTAAGAAACATATTAGACAATATGTATCTGACTAATAACGCAAGATATGCAGTATTAGCAGGGCAAGTAGAGTTAGATGACTTACTTACTAGCAGACCTGGTGGTATTGTGCGTATGCGTAGTCCAAATGCAGTAACTCCACTACCAACTCCACAGATGTCAGGCGATGCTTTCAATATGGTTAAGTATCTTGACCAAATAAGAGAGGAAAGAAGTGGTGTATCTAAGATGTCACAAGGATTAAACCCTGATGTTCTTACATCTCATGTAACTTCAGGTGCAATATCAGCAGCAACAGAGTCTGCTATGCAAAGAATTGAATTGATTGCTCGTATATTTGCAGAGACTGGTATCAAAGATGTATTTAGATGTATTTATCAGTTAGTGCAAAGGTATGAAGATAGACAAAAAATGGTTTTCCTTAACAATAAGTTTGTGCCAATAGATGTTTCTAAGTGGAAAGACAAACTAAACTGCACTATCAATGTAGGTGTAGGAAGTGGTAGCCAACAAACAAAGATGCAAACGATGGGTGGTATAATGCAAATACTAAATGTATTAGTACAACAAGGTGGTATGGGTACATTAGTTACACCACAGAACTTATACAACGCAATTAGCGAATACATAAGCCAGGCAGGATACAAAAACACTGATGCTTTTGTTTCTAACCCTGCAATGATGCCACCACCACAACCACCACAACCTACTGTTGAAGAAAAGATTGCAGCACAAAAAGGACAAATAGAATTACAGAAACTACAACTACAAGCTGCTGAACTTGAACTAGATACCAAGTTAAAACAACAAGCACTTGAATTGAAGAAACGAGAAGCACAAGTTGATTTCTTAATTAAGCAACAAGAACTTGAAATTAAAAAACAAAAAGTAGACCAGGGTGAACTAGAGATTGCACTTGAAGCTACACAAAACAGACCTGTAGCTATAGGAGATACATAATGGCATTTCCTAAATACAATCCTGATTACGATAAACAACCAAGAGCAAAACTTATTTCAAAAGAAATTAAGTTACTTAAATCAAAAGGGATAAAACAAAAACAAGCTGTAGCAATGGCTTTGAATATGTTTCCTAAAACAAAAAAATTACCATTGGCATGAAAGACTTGAACGAATTAAATACAGAGATAGAACTTATTAAAAAAGATATCCATGATATTAAAACGAATCATCTTGCACATATGGAAAAAGATATGCGAGATGTAAAGATAGAGGTGTTTAGATTTAAATACATAGCTTGGACAGCTATTGTTATTTTTATTTTAGCGACAGATAAATTTACAGAAATATTGAGGTTAATGTAATGGCATACGGATACGGAAATAAAAAAAGTAACAAGAAAAATAAAAAAGATAATAAGAAAAAAGGCAAGTGTTAATGGGAGCAGGGACTAAACATTATTTTAAAACAGGTAAAGAATACAAAGGTGCAGTGCATAAGATGCCTAATGGTTCAATTCATACAGGAAAGAATCACACCAAAACATCTAAGGTAGTTGTGCATTTTAAAGATTTATCTGATAGAGCAAAGAAGGTTGCAAAAGCATAATGGCTAAACTATGTGCAAAAGGTAAAGCAGCAGCTAAAAGAAAATTTAAAGTATACCCTAGTGCGTATGCAAATATGTACGCATCAGGAGTATGTTCAGGAAGAATCAAACCTAAGAAGAATGGCAAGAAAAAAAGGACTTAGAGAATGGGTCAAAGAAAAATGGGTAGATATTGGTTCACCAAAAAAAGATGGTAAGTATCAACCATGTGGTCGTTCTAAAGGAAGTAAAAGAAAATATCCTAAGTGCGTACCTTTAGCAAAAGCCAAGAGTATGACTGCTGCACAAAAAAGGTCTGCTGTTGCTAGGAAAAGAGCAGCAGGTAACAAAGGACCTAAACCAACTAATGTGAGAACTTTTGCAAAAAAATAAATATACAAATAAAGATTTACAAAACTTAATGTTGAAATACAGAATTTCAATCAATGAGCTATTCTTAAAAACTGGTATACCAGCAAATAAACTTAAAGGATATCTCGCTGGGAGAATAACTATACCCACTAGCTTAGTGGATAGAATCAAGCAGATAGGAGAAATAAATGACAGCTAAAGACAAACAAATAAAAGATGGGCAAGATGCTCAAATTATTCTGGATGACCCATTAGTTATTGGAGCTTTTAATAAAATATTAAATGAAGGTTACCAACAATGGATATCAACCAAAGCTATTGATAAAGATGAAAGAGAAGCACTCTATCACCAACAAATAGCAGCTTTAAAGTTTAAACAAGTTCTAATTAATACTATTGAAAATGGTAAATTATTAGAAGAAGAAAGAAAACAGGAGGGTAAAGCTAATGGCTAAAATATCCAAAGCAACTCCTGACAATAATATACCAGTTACGAAAAGCAAACATAAAGGTATTCCTGTTACTGATGTTGCATCAGCACAGGCAGCACTACTTGCTCAATTACAAGCTCCAGCTTCGGAACAACCTGTAGAGGAAGAAGTGCAAACAGAAGTAGAGGATAATACTTCTGAACAGGCAATGGAAAATGCCGAATCAGTTGAAGCACAAGCAGAAGATTCTAATGAATTAACTGTAGATGATTTGGATACTGACAACCAGTCTGAAGGAAACGAGACACCTCAAAACTATACTGTCAAAGTTGATGGTAAAGATGTTGAGGTTACCCTTGAAGAATTACAGGCAGGTTATAGTAGACAAGCTGATTACACTAGAAAAAGTCAAGTATTGGCAGAGCAACGCAAACAGATGGATGATGAACTCTCAGCGACTCAACAAGAAAGACAGCGATACTCTCATGCTTTAGAGCAATTAGGAGATTCTACTGATTTTGAAATTAATCAATTCAAAGATGTAGATTGGAATAAACTCAAAGCAGATGACCCTATGGCTTATATTCAACAGAAAGATGCTCTTAGAGATTTACAAGACAGCAAGAATAAAATTGCTGAAGAAAAGAAAAAACTTGTAGAGCAAGAGCAAAAAGAATATGAAGCAAATATGATGAAACATCGTGAAACTCAAATACAGATATTATCAGAAAGATTACCTGATTGGGTAGACCCTACAAAAGGACCAAAGTTAAAACAAGATATTAAAAGTTTTGCTTTATCCAAAGGGTTTAGCGAACAGGAAATTAATATGTTAATTGATGCAAGAAGTATCGAAGTTTTAAATAATGCAATGAAATACGAAAACTTACTCAATGCTAAAATAGCTAAGAAAAAAGTTAAGACAGTACCCAAGGTAACTAAACCAGGTGCAGGTGTTTCAAAAGCAGAAGTAGATTCAGAGAAAGTAAAGCAACAACGAGCAAGACTTAAACGCACAGGCAAAGTTGGCGATGCTGCCAAAATGCTTGAAGGTTTAATCTAATACTAACTTTTAACACAGAGGTGTAATACAAATGGCACAATTAACAAATACATTTGAAACCTATGATGCTGTGGGAAATAGAGAAGATTTACAAAATGTAATCTATGACATCTCCCCAACAGATACACCATTTATGTCTAGCATTGGAACTGGCACAGCTAGTTTTACTAAACATGAGTGGCAAACTGATTCACTTGCATCAGCAGCTTCAAATGCTCAAATCGAGGGTGATGATTCACCTTCAGCAGCAATGTCAGCTACTACTCGTGTTCTCAACTATACACAGATTTCATACAAACCTGTAATGGTTTCAGGCACACAAGAAACAGTAGTTCATGCTGGTGTAAACTCAGAGTTAGCTTATCAAATAGCTAAAGCTGGTAAAGAACTTAAAAGAGATATGGAGCTAGACCTTACTGGTAAAACAGCAGCTACTGCTGGTTCAGGTAATGGTGGAGCTGCTCGTAAGTCAAGAGGTTTTGAATCTTGGACTACAACTAACAACTCTTATGGTTCAGGTGGAGGAAACTCTAGTGGTACTGTCACTGACGGAACTCAAAGAGTTTTAACCGAAGCTATTCTTAAAACAGAAATGAAAAGCTGTTTTGATAATGGTGGTAACCCTGACCTACTATTAGTAGGTTCATTCAACAAACAAAAAGTATCAGGATTTACTGGTAACTCAACTCGTATGGACATGGCAGAAGATAGAAGCTTAGTGGCTACTATTGATGTTTATGTTTCAGACTTCGGTGAAGTCAGAGTTGTTGCTGATAGATTCCTTCGTTCTTCAGGAAGAAGTGCTTTATTAGTTGAAACAGAAATGTTTGCGACTGGCTTTTTAAGACCTTTCCAAACAATAGACTTAGCAAAAACTGGTGATGCTGAAAAGAGATTACTCTTAACAGAGTGGACACTAGTCGCTAAAAATGAAGCAAGTTCAGCAACTATTGCAGACTTAACAACTTCATAATAAATTTCATATATCCTCTTATATATGTTAGGGGAGAGTTTTTACTCCTATGGTTTTCTCTCCCCACTTTTTTGATACCAAATTAATAATGACCTTGAAGAAGGTATCGCTTCGGAACGAGGGTTATTGACATGGAGAAATTTAATGAGAACATTAAACGATTATTTTATAACAGCAGAGATAGAAGATATTTCTACTGCATCAAGCACATTCGTACCAGTTCCTGATGGTGGCAGAATAATTAAAATCATAACAGCACTACAAGGTGCTATAAGTGGTGGTAATGCTGCAATTAGTTTTGAAATTGGTGGTACTGCTGTAACAGGTGGTGGCATTACAGTTGCACACTCAGGTTCAGCAGCAGGTACTGTAGATTCAGCAACACCAACAGCAGCTAATAGAGTTGAAGAAGATGGAACTATTGAAATGATTACAGATGGTGGTTCTACTGGTGCTAAAAAATTATTAGTAACATTTGTAATTAGGAGATAACAATGTCAAGAATGAGAGTAACTAATACAATAAAGAGAACTGTAAATACTGGCTCACAACAAACAGCAGCAACTAATGCGAGTACAGAATATATAAGAGTTGTAGCCGACACCGATGGTGTTTTTATTGCTTTTGGTGCAAACCCAACAGCAACAACAAGCTCAACTATATTAGGTGCTTATGACCCTGAAATCTTCAAGATTGATGGTGGCATGAAAGTTGCTGCAATCGTAGCTAGTTCTACAGCAAATCTTTACATAGATGAGTTAAGTGAATGAGAAAAAAGTTAGATAAGAATCAAGTGTTTCATTATCATAACCCAACAGGCGAGTTCGCTATAGAACACATCGAAGATATACAACCCCTTATTGACTCTAACAAGAAGTTACAACAAGAGGACCATCATATAGCAGATGAATTTAGATTATCTGCTAGGATACCTATGACTGTTTATTACGAATGGAAAAGTAAATATGGGGTTGATTTATTTAATCCTAACCATAAAGAAGGAGTTAGGAAATTAATAAATAGTCCTGAATACAAATACTTAAAAACAACAAATAGAAGGATATAATGGCAATAACAACATACGCACAACTTAAAACAGCAATATCTAATTGGCTAGATAGAACTGATTTGGATGACAGAATACCTGAGTTTATTGAACTTGCAGAAGCAAGGCACAGAAGGGATTTTAAGATTAGAAGAATGGAAACAAGAGTAACTGCAAGTACGATTGCAGATACAGAGTATTATTCTTTACCTGATAATTTTGTAGCAATGAGAAATATACAACTTAATACTGACCCTAAAACAGCATTAGAGTATATGACACCTGAACAAATGGATAGAGTTAGAGGTGGTAGTTCTA